CTCTCTGAGGCACCGAACGATTTGGATAATCCAATGATCCAGCGAGGCATAGAACGCGGCCATTGTGACTCGCTTACCGGCCCAGGCTCCATCGCCGTCGAGAACCGCGTCGCTGATTTCCATGCCATGGCGGATTTCGTCGTCTAGATCCTTTGGGTACTGCAAAATGTGTTGCGGATTACTGGCCACCGTCGCTCGTTCGATAGGCCACTTCTCGTGGCCGTTTTCATCGCGAACGCTCGGATACGTGATTGTCCCGCCCGATACAATTTGCTCGGAGATTTGCTGCGCCACTTGCTGCGCTGGGACCATTTGATTGACACCCGGAAGCCACACGTCTTCCTCTGGGTAGCCCATCGTCACGCCACCATAGGCATCTTTGTGCATGAACAGCCGCCGAACATCAAGCGCACCGCCGTCGAACCATTTGTCAGCCCATGGGCTGTACGCACCGATAGCAGCACTCACGCCGTAATCGTCGCCATCTTCCGCGTTGTACGCATGAAACCAAGCGTATGGGAACGGTAGGTTTACAGTACCTTGATCTTGAACGCGAGTGATCGCTACGCCCCAATTCTCCCTATCTGCCCCTTTGAGTAAGCGGCAGTCGGTAGCGTGCCGCGAATGCAACGCATTGATCTCGATCAGCTTGGCATCGGACAGTTTCAACGTGATCTCGCCAGCGGACCAACCCCACACTTGCGAGCGCAGAATCTCGGGCAGATAGTTCTTCCAAATGGTTTGGACTTGCCGGTAGATGAACTCGGCGATCTCGGGCTTGGCGCACTTGACGCCCTGGACCCACTTGGGCTTGTCACCGCCCATCGGATCCGGCATTTCGTAACCGAATTCAGCGCTAGCCAACGGCGCGGCGCGGGTGGCAAAGTTGAGCCGTATGCCTGGATCGAGTAGCATGCCGCGAATGGTCGCAAACGTGAAGTTTGGCAAATCCCTTGGGCGCTGATACCAAATGTGCGGGATTGAGCGATAGCCTGCTGTGTAAGCCTTACCGGACACGTCCACTTGCTGCCCGTTGTTGGCAGTAACAACACTCCGGCCATTCTGCTGCTTAGCTTGCTGTTGCTGCTTGGCCCGGTTCGGTTTTCGCTTGTGCATGCTTATCCCCTTCGCGCCATACGGGCGTCAACATATCGGTCCATTGCGTCCGCCTTAGCCCGGCGGGCCTTGGTTTCATCACCGGTAGCTAAGAGCGTCAGATTGTACGCCCCTTCGTAATCTTGCGGGTTGAATTGGCCATGGTGCAAGCGACTTTGCGCCTTGACTCGATCGATATTCGCGACCAGTCCTATTTTTTCATGCTCGGTCAGCGCGAACGCATCAACCCCATACCAAAACGCCAATTCAGCCTCTATTTGATAGTGGCGTCGGATTAGGTCAATTCGCTCGTAGATTGCCCACCACACTTGCCACGCCACCGCCCGCGTACAATCGCGAACGCCACGTTGGGCGAGCCACTTGCCAACAGCATCCAACAGCGCCGGCGTTGGCGTTGTGCCACTAAACGCCACGCTGTCTTCGATCGCGTGTAGCTCCGGTTCGATCCGCAATAGATCGAACTCTAACTGAGTCCCGCCTACGTCGAATATCATGAGGAACTCCACGGCGGGTCAAGGTCTTTTCCAGTATCCAGCGAACTAGGCCTATCTTCAATTACATAACCTTGACGCCAGGATGCGCCATAGACTGGTTGGCAAAAGTGCCGCCCTAAAAACTTTTGCCGAAACTCGCCTTGTCCGCGACGAACGAGCGTGCGCCCACCGACGGTTAGTCTTCCGGGCCGTGGGATGGGATAACCAACGCGCTCTGCATAACCGACGATTTCGAACTCAATGCCCGCTGAGGCGCTTTCGACGAAACGAGTCACGCCCGCATCGCCTTTGGTTCCGCCCAATATGGGATTAGATTCATTGGGGTCGAACTCCGGCATATCTAGGTCATCGCTCCCGACCGTAACTTGCGACACTGACGGATTATCTTCGAGCGCCGCGACCCCAACCTCGTAGCGTAGATAACTTCGGGCGGGACTTGGTTTTTCGTTGCAAAAGCGGAAGTAGTTAGTCGTGGCTGGATATGTCACCAAGTTGTAATTCGGAGTAGCCGGCGCGATATCCGTGACGCACAAATCGTAGATTTGATCCTCTCCGGGCAGGTGTTTCAGCTTCGAAGTGCCTCGGTGCGTTTGCACTTTCTCTACTTCCGCGTTCCAGTCTGCCCAGTTACCGCCGCCGGGAGTTGGAAGAAACACCCCGGTAGCCAGAAAGATTTCGCCGATAGCAGAACTGTCGGGAGTAAAGTAGATCCGGTAAGCCATCGAAAAGCTAATCGTGTCCGTATACAACGATTCGTCGACCTCTAGCGCTTCGATGAACACCGTTTTCCCGGTCATTAAAGCCACGTCAATGCGAGACTTCGCGATAAATCTAAATATGTCCCATGCTGTCCCTCGCGACTTCCCAGGAACTAGCGTGATGGTTGCGTTGATCGTGTTGGGCAGGGTGGCCAAAGCCCGGCGGGACCAGCCCACGCGATGATTCGCGCTGATCGACACAACGCCCGGCGGGTAGGCGTTAGGCGATCGGATTTGCGAGTCGGTAATTGAGAAGTCCGCCCGGCGTTTATCTAGGCTTAGGTTCCAAGTCGTTTCACGCTCGTAGTTGATCGGCTTCGGAATAACCACCACATCACGGTAGGCGTCGGCAGTATCGGGAATCGCGTAGCCCACGCGAGTCATCGCGATTTCGATGTAGCCGGAAATAGTGCGAGTTGAGTATCCAAATTTGTCGATTCGCCAACTGACTGCATAGTTAAACGCCATCAGTCCCGTGAACCGCACGCCGCCCAGCCCTTCGCACGTTGGCATGCAAAATTCGCACTCCCAAACTACTTCAACCGTTTGGGTTCCTCCAACTGGATCCCACGCAATCAGCTTGGGCTTTGGGCCAAAACAAACGTCCGACACGCCGCCGAAGCCAGGTGAACCGCTGTTAATCGTGATCGCTGGCCCGAAGCCAGCATGGTTGATCGTGAGTTGTTGACCGGCCTTGGAAAGTAATTGGCGGATCCGGCGGAAGTGCTGGCCTACATAGGTATCGCCCGATTCGGCTGTGATCGTCGTATCAATGCGGATCTTGTAGCGATGGTACAAGATGGTGCGGTTAGCATCGTCAGGCACCATTTCAGCGGATACCTTGACGTGCGAATACGGCCCGAAAGTGTATCCGTTGTAGGTGACTTCGTTTGCCATTAGGGTTTGAACTTTTCTAGAACGTCCAAGTGGTATCTAACTCTTTGACCGCAAGCGTGTATCTGTTCAGGCGTAGTGAGTACGCCGCTCTTGAACAGAGCTAGCTCGGCGGTCATCGCTACGCATGCCTCTTGGTAGCTTTCGCGTGGTGCAGCCCTTTGCGGCTCTGCAACAACAGCGACGGCAAAGGTTAAGCAAACGGCAAGTGCGGTTGGCAAGTAAATCAATGTTCTCATCATGGACGTCCCCCGGCTCTTGGCAAGCGTGGTAAAGGTGGTGGGTTTCCTGCAATGTTCAGAATTTCACCCAGGAATGGATCAATAGCCCCGTTGGGCGGTACTCCATTTGTAACCAGTTCCTTTACCGATTTCACTAGCTCATCCATCGATTTCTGAGCATCTTGTAATGCTTTGACGTCATCGGCAAGCCCTGGTGTCCGTAACGCCGCCGCTTGATTTGCCGGGGCGACGAACATCACGTCCGCTAGTCTGACAGCCACGTTTACCCCATCTAGCATTGCCTCAAGCAAGGGGGCGAATTTTAGAATGACCTCCAAAATCTTGGTTTGCACTTCGTACATTGATTCGGAAATGCGACTCCGGGCTGCTTCCAGTTGTGCCGCGCCGGCTCCGATCCGGTCCGCCCTGTCCAATCGTGCCAACTCATGCTGTACTTGATACTGAGCCCGCACCGACGCCAGCGCGGGCGATAGGTCCGTCAGTTCGTTTGCTGCAGACTGAACCGCGTCGGTTAACTGTTTGAGCGTTAGTGCCGCTGCCCCTGCGCCCAACGCGACGGACGCCAGTGGCCCCGCGATCGCCGCCGCCGCACCAATCCCACCAGCCGCCGCACCAGCGGAAGCACCAGCGCCCGCAGCCTCAGTTCCAGCGGCGGCCGCACCGCGCCCAAGCGCACCCGCGATCGATTTACCAACCTTGCTATTGGCCAGCTTTGTACCGAATTTCGCGACCGTGCGAGACGCGCGAGATACAATTCTTCCGGCGGATGCGTTCTCCAATCCGAAGGCGTCAATCTTCCCCTGGATCGCAGCATCGAGCGATTGAAGGAACTTTGCGATCTCAGTTTGCGGCTCTTTTTCTTGCGTCTCTTTTTTTGGACCCTTCTGAACCCGGTCGCTCGATATCAACTCATCGATCTTTTCGATAAGTTGCTCGATCGAGTTAATCGCTTCGTGCTCGTCGTTTGAGCCGGTTGGCTTTGAACCGTCCTTGGTGTCTTTTGGCTTATCCGCAGATAGAACGTCGTTTGAGCCGGTTGGCTTTGAATCGCCATTGTCTTTTGGCTTATCCGCAGATAGAACGTCGTCCAGAGCCTTAAGAAACGCATCAGAACTAGATTTATCGGCATCCGATGCGTTCAGCACTTCATCAAGCGCGGTATTGAACGCGGTTGTGTGGGCATCGTCTTTTGGTTTTGAAGCGGCTGCCAAAACTTCGTCGAGTGCGGTAACAAAAGCATCGACTGACAAATCTCGCTGTGGATCCGGCGTAGATGGATCGGGCTTTGGTTGGTCCGGCTTCTTCCCGTCCGCCGGCGCAGAATGGTTGGCTTGCACAGCCGCATCGTTAGCAGCCCGGTCAAAGGCCTTTTGCTGTTCGGGGTCATCCCCAACCAAACGCACTTCGAGTTGCACAGCGGACATTATTCAGGCAGTTCCATAGAGACTTGCAACGCAATTGACCGCGCCAACTGCAGAAACTGTACTCGGTTCAGGCTGTGCATACGCAGGGCAAGATCCACCGTACATCCTTCCAGCCCCTGCGATTCAAGGAACCTAGCGAACGCGGCGAGGTATTCGAGCGTTGGCGGTAGTCGCGTCTTGGCGTCGACTATCAGCTTGTATTGCTGGTCCAGTCGATCGATTTCCAGCTTCAGCGTTAGAACATCGTACTCCCATCGGGAAACGACTCCGCCCCGATTGACCTCCAATGCGGGGCGATCAGCGTTGACAACTATTGGTTTCAAGTTCTTGCCCTTTAGGTATTGCTCCCGAACAGCAACGTGGATAAGTCGTAGTAGATTCTCATGCGTATCGGCACTTCGCGTAAGTCCGGTGCCAAAAGCAGTTCGAGGGGAAAACCCTCGGCGAGAATTGACAGTGGTAGCGTGATCGTCTTCATCGAGTCTTCGTAGGCCGAAGTCCCGGTAACGGCGGTCAGAATCAGCGACTTGCACCGCGAGACGGGTGATACGGTGCCAGCGCCGCGCACGTCCAGCAAGCCAACTTGCCCCAACGTCCATGGAGTACCCACGGTGGCCGCGTACGGGTCCGCTAGATCGGCGATACCGGCCTTGTCGGCTTCAATCAAGCGACCGGAAAGCATTTGCTCTCGGCCGCGATAGATCGCATCCTGCGGGGAATCGCCGCCCAAGTCGCCCGTGATGATGCGCTTGTAAAAAGTATGCGACAAACGCCACCCGTCCGCGCTTTGGCCGAGTGCCTTGGCGTTGTACGTGGCCGTGAATGGTCCTGCAATGAATTCGCCGCTCATGATTTAGCCTAACCTTTTTGGAGTTCGAGCGCCCAGCCCATGTTTGTCTTGATTCCCAACGACTTGGCCCGCGCCAAGCATCCTGGACAATTCGCGAGTTGCGGGTTATCGGTGGCCGCCTCTTGATTTGTGGTTGTGGCTAGGTAGGCTCGCACCGCATCGCATCCGAGAGCCCACCTTAGACCACCATGGCCAATAATTGGACCGGCTTCGTTACGAATCAGCAGGTGCGTCAAAACCAGCGTCCCAACCATGGGCGACTTGTTCGCGCCGCACTTGGGGCAAGCAAAGTGATCGTGCTCCACCACGAAATGGAACTCTTCGTTCGACACTTCGCGGCATTCTGGATTACGGCAGAATCCCGCCGCTGGTTGTTTGACTGTTCGGTCCTGTGGAACTCTCGCCATGCTAAGCCCTTTCGCTCATGAATCTCGCCCGCTGGAATGTCACGCCGCGCGATAGCCCAACTACTGGATCGGCAGGAAAAGCGCCCACTTGGGCAGCGTTGTACGGGTCGCTAACAACGGTCCGGAAATTGGCATCGGGCTGAAATGACCGAAACGGCTCGGGGAATTCGCCCGCAGAAGCCGTTGTTCCTACAAGCAACGCCTTAGCAGCTGTTGTCAGTGCGTAGCTCTGATCGAGCAGGCGAATAACGCCATCGAGCTTGGCATTCAGCCCCGTTTGCAAGTCGAGGAACAAATCTGTTTTGCGGTCCCTGGCAACGTGCGCACAGCGCTGGTAAACGACAACCCGCACATTGATCAGGAAGTCCCACACGCCGCCAGATGACGAATGCCGCGGGCCTGGGGTCGAACCCGCCGCCATAATCGTGAAGTAGGTTTCTTCCGCGATCGCGGGCAATTGATCATCGAGTTCGACGTCGCATTGGCTATCGCGCAAAATCATTTCAGTTCGCAACCGTGTGCGAATGGCTCTGAGTAGTGCAGTCTCGGCTACGAGCATTAGTAAGCGCCCCCAACCGATAGCGATTGCGAGATCGCGTTGGACAGTGCTGTCATCCCAGCATCGAGCCAGCGGTTCAACCACACGGTCGGAATCGCGTTTCCCTCGGGGATGAATGGCCGGGCGGGGATTCCTCGCTTGGCATCGCCGTAGTTGTGCGTCGCTGCGTACTCGACGTTCGTGCCGACGATAATGCCGTTTTCGATCGTCTGGAAAATCTGTTGCTCGCCGCCCGGCAAACGTGGCGACGTGTAGGAGGATCCGCCCGATATTTCACCCAGCGATAGCGAATTGAACAGCACGCTAGTATCGCGCAGGATTTCGACCGTACGATTGCCGTAAACTTCGAGCATCGTGTGTGCGCCTTCGCGCTTGAGCGTTGCCCATGCGTTGGCCGCTGCCCTAGATCGTGCGTCTGCAAATGGCATTGACACGGCAAACCGGGCCAAAGACTGACCATAGATTTTTCGCCAGCGAGTTTGCTCGGCTTTGGTCAACAGTCCATGATTGCCACCCACGCCGTACCGATTCAGCTTGGATAGCCCAGCGGCTTGTTTTAAGGCCGTTTTCTCGCCCGGCCCGAAGCGCCGAGAGTAAGCCAGTGTCTTTGGGCTTAGCCGCTGCCAGCGCGTGCCGTCTTCACCAGTGCCCCCACGGGCCTTTTTGATAAAGTCCTCTTGAATGTCCGACAACGCAGCAAAGCCAATGGCCACGTAGACGCTTCGAGCGACTTCGGTTTGGCGAACTCCAACCACGCTACCGATGATTGCCCGGATGATTCTCGCGGCTTCGGCTTGGCCGCCTTGGAAGTGGGTTACGCTGCTCATAGCTGTTCCTCGATATCGAGATCGAAGTCACGCCGAACAGATGATGGGTAGGTGTTGGACGAACCAGAGACAACGCGGATCCGCTTCTCGCTGAATCGACGATCAACTCGCAGATTGGAGTGCATGGGAACTGAAGCGGTCCGGGCGCGTAGCGGTTCGCCGTCGGAGTCAACGAGCATTTCGCGACCGCTGCGAATGTTATCGAGCAAGCCTTCTTTGGCTACGATTTCCTGGTATCGCATTTCCAGCGACGCAGGGGGAGGATTTCCCCGCCGCAAGCACAATTCGCGCAGCGTGATAATTACAAACACCTCGGGCAGCATGGCAGCGCTAAGCAACACGGTGTAGGTGTACCGATGTGACAGGCGACCAATCAGCATGCCCATTGCATATCCCTTGCAATCGTCCAACACGCTGGTATCCGCTGCGCCGTCCTGGTCATGATCCGCGTACGTAGCAATGCCGTAGACGCTCATGTAGCGTCCAATTTGGGCGTCTGTTGCTAGCGGAGTCATTGCCATAGTTGCAACCAACAAAAACGGGCCACGCCGCAAAGGGCAATGCGACGCGGCCCGCTACTCTTCCGAACGACCTCGGAAACAAAGTCGCCCGCCTCGGGACACGTTCTCCCAAAGCGGGACAGAATTAGAAAACTACCGTTCCGTAAGCCACGGAATCGGGGATATGGTTCACGATCAAAGCATTGTCCAAAATGAACAAGTCAGTGCTCGTTGGATTACTTCGCTTGACCGACCACGCCGCCGAACCGATCTTCAAGTCTTCAGGTCCGCCGTCGAACTCGGCAATTGGCTCGCTGCCTTGGTAGCATTGGATAACGTCCTGCCCAGGCTCGAAGCCGATGAACATCGCGCAATTGGTTTCGACGATCGGGGTAAAGGTTTCCGATCCTTCTTCGCCGATATCCAAGCCTTCGTCGGTGATGTAGAAAATCACGCCGGGGGCGCTGGCCAATTCCGCAATCATGACGTTCTTGGACGTCTTGGCGATCGTATCCTCCATCGCCACGCGCTCGAAGCGCAGGAACGGCGAGTGGGATGTACCGTGTTCTTGCTGAACGTAGGTATTCTTCTTGACGTAATCCCAAACTGCGAAACCACAAATCACAACGGCCAAGTGCCCGCCGTTCAGACGCTGGAACGCAGCGTTGATCGCAAGCAAGTGCTTGGGGATGTTGGTTGTATTTGTCGCCCAAGTGGCGTCGATGATGCTTCCAGCGCCCAGCATGTTCAACTGGCTCTTATTGCCCGTTGGCATTTGGAAGTTAATCCGCTGCGCGTTGGTGGAGGTGAACGTGATGTACTGCGAATCCCCCGAAGATCGGAAGTACAGCGAATCACGTAACGCACCGATCAACTGCGCTTTACGCCAGTTAGCGGCCTTTTGGGCAAGCGTATCGGTCTGGCTTCGGATCATATCCGCGCCCATCGCATCGCGACGTTGCGGATCGGTAATCAGACCCAAGTTGTGGATTACTTCGGCGGACAACGGTACCGAATCGTGCATCCGGGGATACACAAACGGAACGCTGCCCATCGGGTTGGGGTTACTGCGAGCCGCAGCGGTACCCGGCGCACGACCTTTGGCGACCGTTCGAACATTGTTGTAAATGTTGAACGCTCCCCATCGACCGTGGCCCATGTAGATTTCGTTCTTCGCGCCCGGCCCCAAGCCGAACAACTGCAAAAGCCAATCGCTAGCCGCCGCTTTTTGACTGATTGTTTGAGTCAAAACCTGTGGCGAAAGTAGTGTTTGAAGTGCTGGCATTTTCTAGGTTCCGAAAAAAAGTTAATTGAGTCCAGGTTGAACAGAACGCGATTAGGTGGCGATCGCGTAAGCGAGCGTTGCCAAGCCGGTTCCGTATGGCGTGTGCGGCAGTTCCACGATCCACTTGAGAGTGCCGTCGACGTATTCGCCGGTCACTCGTACGCGAGCGCCGATCTGTTGCGACGCGGTGGTAAACGTGATCGAGTCCGCCGATGCATCGCCGCCAACGACCATGTTGTCACCTTCGGCAGAGGCAACGACCATTTCGAAATCCGCCGATTGGAGGAACTCGAACGTCAGCCCGGCCTTGATCGCTGGAAGCGTGAATGTTGCGTCGGCTGTCTTCTGCACGAATAGCATGCCGTTATCAGCCGCGACAACGGTGTAGTTGGTGGCCTTCGTAATGACTCGCGGAGTCACACCAGCCAAGAACCCTTGCGGGTCATCGTCGAGCCGACAACCCATGCGGGCCAATGATCGACGGGCAAGATATTCGTCCGTGTGACCAACTAGGGCCGTGCCTTCGATCAACAGCTTGGAGGCTTGTAGCGGGGCCTTGACGATGATCGGACCAAACCGATTGCAAGCCACGCCGTAATGGTCGACCATTCGCTGCTCTTCGGCGTTCACGCCGTACAGGTTCTGCGAACCGTCAGTACCGTCCGGGTTCCATTCCTTTTGCAAACCGCTGGCAGTAATGACCCCCATCAACAGCCCCTTGCGGAGTACGTTGGTCGGGCTCGATCCAGAATCCACGGCTGCGGAACTGATCGTTCCATCCATGCGCAGGACTTCGATGCGAGACTCATCACCGCCCCAAAGGATTTGGCGATCGCTCGTAGTAACAGCGGCACCGGTACCGGGCATTCCGAATTGACCTGTCATGGTTCGACCTAATTAAAAAAGGTTGGATTGAATTGGTTGGATTGAATTGGATTGGTGAGAACTACCGCTTGCCCATCAGGGCCGTTACGCCCGCTTCGATCTCGGCTGCGCTCGGCTGGCCGTTGTCGCTGACTTTCCACGCGGTTGGCGCTGGGACGACTGAGAGTTTCACCGCGTCGGTACGTTGCTTGTCGGTCCAGAACGTGCCAGCTGGTACCGGCTCGCGAGACTCAAGCCACTTGTCAACGTCCGTCTTCTTGGCGGTCCCGTCATTGGTGAGGCTGAGCTTTACGACTTGCAACGCGCGGGTTTGCTGGTCGGCTTCGTGTGGCGTGCATCGCCCGGATCGCAGCAAAGCATCGAGCCTCGAAGCAATCGCATCGCGATGGAGCTTTTCCGCGTAGGTCCGTTCCGCGCTGCGTTGTACCGACATAGTGGCGATACTTGGTTGCGACGGGACCGGCATAGCGCCGGGCATCGAACCCGGTAGGCCGCCTTGGGCCTCGGCGGGATCTTCCGTCGCGTCTTCCATCAATTGGCTGTTCAGAAGCGCCGTAAGCGCCACACGCAAGTGGCGGATCATGTTCGAATCGTCGGTGTCATCGGGCAACTTGCACCCGAACTCGGCGAGTAGATTCAACACTTGATCAACCGCATCTACGCGGTCCGGTGTGTTGTCGTCGCCCTTCGGCGCTGGTGTTTCCGTTTCCGCTTCGGCTGCTGCGTCCGCGGCGGGTATTTCATCGGGCTTATCTTCATCCTCTGGCATCGTTCCCATGCGAATGGCGTGTGCGATTCGAGCGCGTCGAGCCGCTTCATTGCGCTTCTTGTGCTTGGTTTTCGATGCCATATTGGTGCCCAAAATGTAAGGTTGTGAATTGCCCATACGAATAACCGGAACAACGCCGCGCCCCATGCGAATCGCCGGTACAAAACTCGATTGCGAGTAGTCAACCGGGTGGTCAACCAGATCAAACGATGTGATGACGTCCGCATAGGTATTGCCCGCGCCGTCCTTCCACTCGGGGAAAATGACCGGGGAGACGTAGACGACGTTTTTAGAAACCGCTTCTCGAGCGCCGTCCGTGAGAGTCTTCAGCGTGATCTCAGCGGATTGGCCATCAGCCGAAACGACAAAGCCCATCGGCTCCAAGTGGCCAACCGTGGCTTGTGCGCCGCGATGCAACTGGCGCTCGCTTGGGTCCGCTGGTATCGGTTCCAGCAAGTCAAGATCGCTGGCATGGTTGAAGTGCGAAGGCAGGTCGTAACCAACGGCTTGTAGCAGCTGTGTCTGACGCTCCCAATGCTTCAATCGCGCGGGCGTTACCTCCACAACCCCGTCCGGGCTGTGGTAGGTTCCGACTTTCAGAATTGACTTGCTAAACGTGTCCATGTAGGCATGGTGGCAAGTCACAGATAAGATTACAAAGGCAAGGGTTGGGCCTCTTGGGCCTCTTGGGCGCTTTGAATCAAATAGTTTTTATAAAGCACGAATCATGTGTTTGGTTGCTTCTGAATGATCCGTAAACGCTCTGTTATGACAGTTTGCAAGGATCGCAAAATATCTCGTTGGACACTGATTAGCGCGATTTGCTTTTGGAACTTTACGAGATCCAGTGTTTCCGCATCTCTTGCGTTTGTTTGCAGGCTGCGGATCACCCAAGTTAGATCAGCTTGTAGTTGTGCTTCTGTCTGCATCTTTACTCACGTAGTTAGAATCCTCATGCTGCGCTGCCGCTTGAGTCGTTGCAGGTTCAATCTCGGTCTTGCAACATTACAGTGATTGCGGCGTACGACTCTTGGCCGTTGCGTAACTCGCTGCATGCGCTTGTTTTGGCTGTTTGGCGGGCAGCCTGTCCATCGTTTGATGATCGGCTGCTCTTCATCAAACTGTTGCAATTGCATTTCATCGAACTGCACGTAAGCACCAGTGTAGTCCGTAGGCTCAGAGTAGATTACCGTCACAACATCGCTTGTCTGGCAAGTGCAAGTGCGGGCGAGGCCTGAAAACGCGATCATTTAGCTAGTCCTAATAGTGCTGACGTCGCTCCCGACAACTACGTTGGTATAAGTCAGCGTATTGTTCGGGTCATTGATAACCGCGTCGCGATGGAACGTGGTCGTTGTAATCGTCCGGGCTCGAATGTCTTGCGAGCAATCGAGCGTTCCAGGGCCTATGACCAGTGCCGTGATCGTACCGCTGGACTTTTCTACCAGTGTGCCGCCCGTGATCGTGGCGGTACCAACCGTGGCGGTTCCGACAACCGTAGTAGTTCCGCCGTCTACGTTCAGATTGGTCACGTTTGACGAAATGATTGTGTTGCCGGTTGTGGTCAGCGTCGTGATCGTCACGCCCGGCCCAACGGTTAGCGCCGCGTTCTGCGAGCACCGTACAGTGCCCACGGTGGAGGTTTCATCGCCACCGTCCGCGATAGCCACTTGGCCGCTTATGATCGCTACCGTGGCCGCTGCGTTGTTCAAAACAAGATCCACGGCCGCCGCATTGGTCGCAACGCCGGATCCGTAAACGACTACGACCGAAGCCCCCGATAGCAAGTCCAATCGGCACAGCGAAGGCCCCTTGGCGTCTTGGTTCCCGATCAACACATTGGTGCACGTAATCTGCGCCCGCGTCGCTCGATACTCGATGTAGCCAGCCGGGTTTCGGTCTGGCAATCCCAACTTGCCGGTGCGAACGTGCAATTTGACCAGCGTGAGAGCCGTAGGAAGCCCGTAGGCGATGATCATGTTTGGGTCGTCGACGTACACTTCGTCGACCGAATCTACCGGCACCGCTCCGGTTGACCAATTCAGAATGTTATCCCAGTGCCATGGCCCAGTTGCAGCCGTGACGTTACTCAGCGATGAAGCACCCGCCGCTGCGGTGTCGCTGGTTGTGATCGTGACGGGCACGCCCGCTGTGCTGGTAGCGGTGATGACTGCCCCGTCGCTTGTCCAAGTGACTTCCTTGAATTCGGGGGCCGTGGCCGCTTGGCACAGCGCCAGCAACGCCGTAGCGACGGTCGTAGGCGTTTCGCCGGCTCCGCAAGTGTATTTGACGAATCGCGCGTTGACTTTGATAGTAACGGTGTCCGCCGCTGCCCAAGTGCCGGACATTGTGATTGTGTCGACTTGCGAAACCGCTTGCGCGACGCCGATGAAAATTGCTTTGGCCATGATGTTGTGTTATTCCAGGAGTTTGGTAGGTGGCTTGTTATGCGGATGCGGTTCCATCCAAAATAAACATCGCGATGTGCTGCCCAACGCCTGGACCGGGGGAACCATCCTCGATCGCACACCACTTCACATCGCCAAGGTTTCGCACTTCTGCCCCTGCCTCCAAGAGCATCAGTATCCACTTTGGAATCGGGTACACCATAACGACACGCTTTCCCGCTTCGGCTTCCGCCATCGCTTTTCGTGCCCATGCTGTTGGCCCTTTTTTCTTGCCTTCGTGCATGATGGATCCAAACGGCGGATTCACATACGTCGATTGTCCCCACTCGCATGTTAAACCGTCGAATCCTTCCGCAACTGGAAACGGGCATGCATCAAAGGTGAAACAGAACTCTGCCTGTAGGTCCGCCAACAATTGCGGTGGCGTCAACCAGTAATGCTTACCGTCCTTACGGTTCCCGTCACCAAACTTTGTTCCAGGCACCGCATAACAACCCAATGAAACGGAGCCGCGTTCATCGTCTTTATTCATGATTGGGAGCGTTCCCGCTCGCGTTTAAGTTGGAGCAAGATCGGGTTGACGTAAGTATCGCCGCCCTCGGGTGGTCGGTCGATCCGTAAATGCTGATCGGAGTTGGCGCGACGCTCGGCCTCATCCTGCCGCCGGCGCTCAGCCCGTTCTATGTCGCGTTGGCGCTGCTCTTCGTCGATCAAAAACGCCTCGGCGAATAACTTAACCAGCGACGATTGGCGAACGCGAATCAATCCACCTGGCTCTTGCACGCATCGCAACATTTTCTGGTTAATCATGTTCCGGATCGTCTGATGTGATCGCCCGACCAGTTCACCAGCTTCGGTAAGATTCAACAGCGGATCTTCGCCGTGGGAAACGAAGTCCGTTTGTTTTAGGGCATCGTCCAGCCGCGCCAACGCATCCTCTAATTGGCGTTCGCGTTCATCGAGTCGAACTTGCAACTCGTTCACAATCGCCGCTGCGTCGCTTGAATCGGATTTTACGGCCGTGTTTTTTGGCTTCGTGCTCATGTTATCCTAATGCCCTTTTAATTGCTCAATTTGCAGTTCATTTATCACGCCATCACCCGCTGTAATCGCTTCCGACGGTCGCGCAAGTCTTTTCGCATATCGCGACGCTCAACTTTGGCTTGCTCAATCGTCTGCGCGGTAACTAGACCTGGGATTACCTCAATTCTCATGTCACCTTGCGCACACTCGTTTTGCCCTCTCAGGTGCTTGCGGACATAACCCTCGGTATCCGGATCGTGACGGTGCTTTCGCCAGTGATCAGATACCCAGTGCAATAAAGCGGCTCGACGGGACGCCCCTGCGGGCAAGTCGCGAAGTTTCCACAACTCTCGCACCGCTGTGGGATCGCAATAAACCACGACCGTTACTCGACCGATTGATATACGGCACGACCATTGGAGCTTTGAGCAAACTATGTGCGAGCATATTGCATTGAAAGGTCCGGTTACCTCATACATTTTCTTATTGACCATCGGCAGAACGGAGTTTATCGTACGCTTGCTAAACCTGCAGTCTTTGTTTTTTCTAGCAAAAGCGCGAGCGAGCTTCCTGGCCGATTCAATAGGCGACGGAGAGACTAGCGCCAGACCGTCTGTTTTGCTGGAGTGCCCGACAATTGCCACGTTCGCTTCAAAGTCGTAAAAAGGCTGCACTACACCGCTCTCAAATCGAAAGAAGCTATCCAACCCGCTGAAGCTCTCGTCTTGATTGAGCGCCTCAATTGCTTCCTGTGCGCTGTCTTCGCTTATTGAAAATCGGTCTATCCTTGTGATTTTGGCCAAATACAGCGCATCGTCTTTTTGCATCGCAAAGGAAGCGCCATCTATCAGCTTTCGCGTCTGATCGAACGCAGGTGTTTCTATGCTTTTTGGTGTTATGAATGCGTCTATCGCAAGCACTGCACCGTTGAACTTTTGCAAGTCGAAATTGCCGCACTCCATAAAAACAAAGTACGATTCTAGAAATTCTGCTGGATTGACCATCCTAATGCCCTTTGGCGTTAACGACTCCGCCCCAACCGGACGCACTTCGCTTACTGACGTAGCAAGCGTAGCTAGCCGTGTCGATTTGATCGGCTGGTTCTTTTGGTAAACCCGTCCAAACTGTCATTTCACGCAGCCACGCGGTCAGCCATGGCGTACGCTCCGTGGGTACGAATATCTTTCCGTTCTCTAACCGCGCAAGCAAACCCGACGCTACAGCGCGCTCCAGTTTGGCCCCTCGACTCGAATCATCCATGCCCGCGATGACCGGCCCAACGAGTTCGGTAGAACAGCCACGGATCTCCTTCGAGAGCGGTTGTCCATAGTGCGCGTTCTCGATGTAAGCCTTTTGCACGTTCCACGTATGGAGCACTTCCGGGATACTGGCTTTTAATTGGTTCCAGTCCACTTGGTTGCGCCACACGTAGCGCAGGAATAGCAACTCCGACAAAATCACCCGCGCCCCGTCAACGGTCGTTGTGTAGACGGGTAGCGAGTCCCACACGGCACACACCGACCACGATGGAGCGTCGCCTCTAAGTACCGCGGCCTTTTCCTTGGACGTGCCAGCCGTGTCGATCGTCGCGATTCGTCGGCATTGTGGAATCGGAACATCGAACGCATAGCCGGTATGCAAGAACCGGAACTGCCCTTGGATGATCGAGTAGGTTTTGATCCAACTCGCATCGATGATAGAGCCCTCGGTGGCTTTCCAATTGCCACGCAACAGCCGTTCGCGTTCAACCCTCGGGAGCGCCAGCAAGTTCGCTTCATAACTGCGGTCGACGTGGGGATTATCCTTCAGCATCGCCTCTACAAAGGTAACGCTCTTAATTTGGTGCTTTTTGAATTGCGGGTACCGCTCCATTAATTCTTGTTTTGAGTCGGCCCAGACCAATTCCTCACGCTCGCCAGTGTGTACCCTGACAAAGTATCGCAGGTGCCCGCAGCGCTCTTTAATGATGAACCCGGTGTCTGGATCGATCCACCACGAAATGAACTCGGCAACCCACGACCCAGCATCCGGGTTGCACGTAGCGCGCAGATACGGTTGAATACCGCACTTCGTTCGCATACGACCGATGAGGTAAAAAAACTGACCCTCGGTAAAGTGTGTTAGTTCATCAAAGCCGATGTAGGCCAATTGGTGGCCTTGGTATTCGTACTTGGTTTTCTCATGCTGCAACTGCTGGAACGCAATGGACGCCCCGCTGGCGAACTTGCAGTCCATCGACGAGCCTTCACGCATCTTTCCGCCGAAGAACGGATAGAGCGAGCACGCTTCATCCCAAATGCCCCCTTGGCCTGTAATCTGCGGGAATGTGCGCCGAAAGATAGTTGCCCGGAATCCTTTACGATCTCTATGCCTTAATGGCTCGGCGACGAGAAACCTAGTCTTGCCGCCACCAGCGCCGCCGCCGTAGATCAGGATATCGGCACTCGATGCGTGGGCCTCGGTTTGCGGCCCCGGATTAGGCTTCGTCGTTACTATCTTCGTCTTCGTCGGTGCTGTCATCGCGACCATTAGCAGGAAACTCAATAACGTGAACTTCGCCAGTGTCGAGGCTACCGCTGATCTCAAGTTTTTGGCCATAGCCTCTATCTCTACACTTGTTCGTTAAATACAACCGGATCGCCCAACCAGCGCCCTTTTTACCAGCCTTAATCAGATTGGTTTCCATCATGTCGCCGGTACAGTCGATCGCATCTTGCATCGCTGCCGCCAACTCTTCGCTGTTCTTAATTCGCTCCGTAAGCGACTGGCGAGTAATCTTCAGTAGCCCAGCCGCCCCGTTCAGCACGCCACCCGCTTTACCCAGCGCCACCACGATCGCTGCGTCACTCACCCGCCGCCGCGATTTCCTTGGGTGTACTGGTTTCTTCCTCGGTGTTGGCATTTGTAAGCATGGGGCTCGCTTCGTTTACAAAGCGAAGCGAGCCCCCTTCGTAAAGTGTTTCTATTGATCCGTCGTAAGCGTTACTGCTGGCGCTGGGCCGACTTCCCTAATCGGGTTCGGTCGGAAAACACCGCGATACCAATTAGTTCCCACGTTGCTAATCGCCGCGTGCCCTTTTCCGAAGAAAATACCCTCTACGCCGACCGGGGAGTAGTTGGCAGCAACGTCATCAATGGATCGCTGCAACTCCGCTACGCCGCCGCCCAGTGGCCCTGAGCAACTTACCTCGAAATCTCCGGTTATCTCAACTCCAGCGGACGTTGTAGCTACCGACACCGCGTTTAGTAGAACCGCCATAATAAAACTTCCTCCAGTTTTGAAAGTATCGCCAGTGCGCTACGTGATTCCTGTGATTGGATCCGCCGCCGCATTTACCGTGAGTGTCTTTGTGGCGTGCGTTGTCGATCCGTCTGTTCGCTTGATCGTTAGCGTTGTTCCGCTAATTGAATTTTCCAGCATTGCCAGGATGACGGTGCAAAGCGTATGCTCTCCTGCGGTCGCTTCTACGTTACTTGCATTTCTGGAAAGTATCGCATCGGCAACTGCGTTGTTAGCGGCAGCGTAACCAGTTCCATCGAAAAACGCTTCGGCATTGTCGGCCGCTGCTGAATCGCCGCTGATTAGCTTCACATTAACGTCTGGCGTGCCTGCTGTTGCTGGGGCAAGCCATGCCGTACCAAGCAATTGGACCACTGATATGTCGAGATAGTCCGAACCGAGTACCAGGGAGTCATAGACGTTGGCTGGCACAATTTGCCGCTGGATCATTGGCATTTGATACGTGCTCTTGTTGCACGTAATCTGAGCTACACCAAGCGTATCTGTGTTGCCAGTTGTCGTGACTAGCGTGTACATTCCGTTGGCAATGTACGTGAGAGTAGCCGCCGCTGCCATCGCAGTTAGCGTTCCACCGTTCTTACTGATCGATAGGTCGCCGATCACTGCCGACGCATACTCAACCCCAACTGAATCGAGTATTGGCCCAACGATGAGCGTTAGTGCTGTTGATTGCTTTGCTAACATTTTGCTTATCCTGCGAGTAAAAAGCGTCTTCGGCGGGTGTTGACTGCCATTGCTTCCGGCGTTCCAAATGATGCAAATGCCGATGGGCTGTTTGTGTTGTTGTAGCGAGCGGTCAGCCAGTCATCCGATCGAGATACTTTGTGCAACCGAACATCATCCAAGTGCCCGTTGTGTTTGAACGCATTGGTCGGCCTTCCGCCTAATCCTATTCGTCCGCCAGGGCCAAAATTGCCCGCCGCACTCGTGAGCGTTGCAACGGTTGAGTTATTCACTCGCATCACTAAGGTATCGCCTGAATCGGTGTAACGGCTCACTAGATGTTTCCAAGTCCCAACAACTAGCGACGTTCCGGATTCATTCAGGACAACGACCGCTGTACTGTACGTACGGAGCTTGCCGGACAGTTGTTGCAGCTCAATATGAAACGCACCGGACTGGACCGATTCCCAATTAGCAAACAAAATCGTCTGAGCTTCCAGCGCGTCTGGCTTGTGCCACATCTCCAGGGTGTACTCGGTAGTTGGAGCACGCCAAGCAAACGGGCCACCGTTGGGGTTCAGTTTGTAAATTACGTTTTCGCCACTAGTGCCGCTGCTATGAAAATAGCCGTCCGCATTGATCCATAAAACTCCACTTGTGTGATCGTAAGCCGGATGCTCAATATCAACTGGACCTCGGAATGATTGAATTGTTGCACCAGTGCTTTTGTCGATCTCGTAGATCATTGCTCCCGTATCAGTAGAAACGTACAGCGTATTACTGGTTGCGTTGTGGGTCACTCCTTCAACCGCCACACTTGCCGCTGCTCCGGTCAACGTCAAGGTCGTAATGATCGCGCCGGTCGTCTTGTTGAACTTTTTCAACACGCCCGCACCGGCACCAGTCCACAATGCGTCGTCAGTATGGTCGTAGCCTACACTCTGCTCAGTCCCGCTGACGTTTAGCGATCGGTCAAACGTACCCGATCGGCTGTAAAAATACTTGGTTGAACTTGCGAAAGGTGCCAGCACAAATTGATTCGCCACAGAATCATACGCCAGCCCCTGGATCTCAACTTCGCCCTGCGTTACGCTCCAACGGCTTATCTCTGCTCCCGTTGTCTTGTTCACTTCCACCACTTGGCACACGCCGGGTGATGCGAGGAACTTTGCGTATGCGATCCGATCATCGCCGGGGATGTAGCAAAGTCCAGTGTTTGTATCGCCGGTTGCCAACACGAATCCCGCGTAGTCACCGCGACCGTAAGCGGAGGCGTTACCGTCAAACGCATTTCCACCATTTTTCCCGGCTGGCGAAAGCGCTGTACCGCCCGTCTCGGACAGGTGCCTACCACCTACTCTATCTTGGTACTCAGGGGGAGTTGCCGACGGGCTTTCATTGAGCGCCCACACGTGACAATGATTGGCATCGTAGGCGTTTTTCGAGCCGTAAGTATCAGTAGCTGCTGGTTGCGTTTCCGTTACCAATGGTTTGTACCAAGCATATATCACCGTATTGGCCGAAGCTGATAGTGTTGGCACTTTTACGTGTAATCGAATATCCGCATCGGCCGCGCCGTGCGTAGAATCCTGCGCCCAGTTCTCCACATCGAGGGCAAGCCGCGATGCCCCCGCTGAGTCCGAACTAAATCGAATATCGCCGCCATTAGACTGAGCACGATTGGAATCGCTTGGGGATGCCATCTCGCTTGGCAGATTCGCGCGAGTCAACAGCACCGTGAAGTCCGTGCTATTCGTAGCTCCACATAGCGTTTCATCGATCGTGATTGCGACTCGTCGTCGCCAGCCAGTTGGAAATGCCATTAGTGCTTACTTCTTAATAGCGTCACTTGCGGTGTCTTTGATCTTTTGCAACGCCATTTCAAGCTCAATGATTCGCGAATCTTTATTCGGTGCAGGTGGTGGCTCAACAACGCTGTCACCAGCCGAGAAACTGCGATCAATCTTCGCCACTCTCCCAGCGCTGTCGGTCACGCTCACCGTTAAGACACCGTTTTCCACCGGTTCACTTAGCGTTAATGCCCATATATTAGCCGATTCTGTGAACAAATCAAACAATTCAATTCCGGCTGGTCTACCATTTACTGACCATGAAGCTTTTACCGAGGTTGCCGCGATGGTTCCATCTAGCTCGAATGCCCCGAATTGTATCTGCGTTACTTCCGGCTGTCGTCTACGCGGTGAATTCAGAAATAACACCGGACGCTGATTATCTTGGTAGTACGTGCCATTGTCTCGAGCTGCACCCAGGTCAATCCATGTTGCCAGCGTTTTAATATCGGCTGCGGAAAGTGCCGGCTTGCCTCTTGGCATTCTGGTTGCCGGATCGTCGGATAACACGCGAGCCATTAGCATCGATAGCCGAGCTCTGAATGGTCGAACCTGGGCACTGTCGCGAATCGCTGGATCAAGTAGATTGGGCAGGCCTTCAGCGTTGTTTGCTCCGTGGCATTCGCCGCAATGCTTCGTTAGTATCGGCAAGATATCCCGCGTCCATTCAACCGAAACTGGCTTGGCTGTTAGGTCGGCTATTGTGTAGGTCGGTTGGCTTGCTGCGGTACCGTCGAACACTATCCCCGGCTGATTATGGGCATGGCAACCGCGACAATCGGTCCTGGTTTCTCCTGGTCTGACCTGATGCCATGTCATCGAGTGCGAAAGAACCTGACCATACTTGTCGATCAGCTGAAACGTGAACGAATGGTCCGCCGGGATCCTCGCGAGAAAACTCGTATCGGGATCGCCGGCAGAGTCTCGAATTAACGTACCCGCAGCGTCTCGCTTGTGGACCTGAATCTCGCCAAGTACAGCCATCCGTTCCAAACCTGTCACAGTCCATGTTTTATTCTCGTCGATCTGATCCTTTGGCGTCGGTCGTTGCACAAGAAATCTTATGCTCTCGATATCCGAGTTATTGAACTCGCCCACGTCGCCACCCTGCCCCCACAAATTAGGAGCGTTCACGTTCTCGCGATCGGTCCGATTGGCATGCTTAGATTCTCGAGCGTAGACACCAGAGCTACCAACCCATCCGAATGGCGTTGACGTTGGGTTAGGCGTGTCGGCTATTTGTGGTGCATCCTGACCATAGATTTGCGAATAAGGCACCAGTGCTTTTGGCTGATTGGCAAAGTAGCCTGCCGCTGTTGGGATCACAACTAGGTCAGTCGGCTGCGATTGCGGTTCAGGTCCAGGAATAAACGCTAGGCTCGCTTCTCGCAGCCTGACGGTCCGTTGGGTCACAGGATCCACCGCCGTACGTCCAAGGCTGACCAACAGCCCGCCCGGTGCCCCTGACGAATGAGCCACATGCCAGCCGCCGATATCAGCCCCAGTGGCAAACGGTGTCAGTGACCGCGTTGGCTTGCCAAGTGGAATCCCCCGGGGCTGGAATCCAAACCGCAGATTGGGAATCATCCTGTCCGCTATCGTTTCGTTGCCGGATGATGGTGGCGAGCCGAACCCGGTGCCAAATTGGAAGTCAAACAGATTGCCATAGCCGCTCTGGTTGACCGGATAGTAATACACCAACTGCAAACGACCATCGGGCGATTGCGATTGTCCGTGCAAGCTGCTCAGTGCCATTGCCGAATCGAATCCCGACCATAGCGGTTCCCACGTTCTGCCGTCCGGCTTACTCGCCCATAACCCCCACAGCTTTTGATTGCGCAAACCATGCGATTCGCCAGACGACCACATGATGCGACCGTCTTTTAATAATGTTGGATGCCGAGTACCGCCCAGGTTCATGTAGCCCACTTGTTCGACGTTCTTGCCGTCTTCGTCCATGACGTACAACTGCAGCGTCGGCTGCCAGTAGAATCTGGTATTCTTATCGCGAGGTGCCCGTAGCATATTTCGCGATGATTCGAATATCACGCGACCGCCTGGAATTGGACATGCACCCAGGTTGTGCGGCTGCTGGCTGAGCATTGGATCGGTACTAACCCGCGTGACTTCACTGTGCGTCAACTGCACTATTTCGCGGGTGGCAATGTTGATCTTGTAAATGTCGGTCGGTGCAACCGGTGCCGATGACGTAGCGTCCCTTGCGTCGACGGTGTACGAATAGTAGACCCATTTGGCGTCGAGCGAAGGGCAGGGATCGAGAACACCACCGACCGGATCAGCAAACAACACTTCCTCGGTGCCATCTGGTTTCAACAGCATCAACGCAGAACCTGGTTCGGTCCAGCATGGTTTCTCAATGTCGTTGATGCGAGGATGCGCACTTGTGATCGGCTGTCGAACGTAGACGATCGGAAAGTCAATTGCGCTCGCTTGGCTAGTGAACAGCATGACGGCTATCGCCCCAGCTAGTCCACCAAAGAACAGCCCAAAGAAACTTCTAAAACCACCTACTGTGCTAGTAGGTGTTGCGGGCCCAGCAACAGCATCAGTAATGCGCCGCGACGCCCGTCGAATGGCTCGTTTAGCAGTTTTGCGCGATACGCTCATGTTTTTCCTAACTTTCCTGGTGCTCTTTGTCGTGCAATCCTTCGAGCCGCGCCAGCCGGATAGCTAGCCCTTGCCGATCTTCGATGCACTCGTTCGATGCTTGTTCTAGCGAGCAAATTTTGTCGTTTAGATTGTCGATTTCGGCTTTATACTTGGCTTCGATCAATCGAGCCAAATACAGAATGGATCCGACCAGCGTCGATATAACGGAACCTACGACGGTTGCTATCGTGCCATACCACTGTTCAGGTGATCCGTCGGTACCGCTCATTTCATCCCACCTAGCAAGCCAAACGCGAAGCCTAAAAGCGGACCCCAGAACGGGAACGTGAACATCGCGCCGGCTATGCCCCAAAAGAGCACGCCGACAACAAACGCCCAAGGTCCGTAACCTTGCCCTTGAGAACTCATTGCAAATCAAGTGCAGGCTGTGCGCCCGGCTTGGCTGCGTTCATGACCGCTAGAACGTCATCGACGTGCATGCAGTCGCCAACGGTAACGTATGGGTCCGAACCGGTTGTCGGTGATACGCGCGCGTTGCAAGTAGTCGCCCCTGGTAGCATGCTGTGGATAATGCCGGTGGTAACAGTGCCGTTGTTAATCCCAACAACCTTATCGCCCGGCTTGGCCATGCGGCCGTTTTTGTAGTGCATGA